AATGATTTACAAGATTGTAAAGGTATTCTTTATAGCTTACAATTAAGTTTATATGCTACTATGATGATTAGATGGGGTTATAAACTAATAGATAAAGGTTTAATGATTTATCATTTAAGACCTGATATGCGACCTCAACTTATTATGATTGATTACAAAGAAAAAGAAATACAAAGTATGCTAGACCACCATTATAAAACTAGAATACTAAATAATAATAATAACAAAATTAAATTTGGTATTCATGGATAATTATGATAAAGCTTTGTTTGTATCTTTAGATGGAACATTAATAAGTACTAAGACAGGAAACAAATATCCTTTGCATAGTAAGGATTGGAAAATTAATACACAAGTTGTTAACATTATTAAAAAGCATAAAGATAAAGGTTATAGAATAGTAATTGTTAGTAATCAATTTGGAGTAAGAAAAGGTTTCTTTTCAGAAAGAATGGTTATAGAAAAGTTAGAAGCTATATGTGCTGTAATAGAAAAAACTTTAGAAATAACTTTTAATAAGTTAATTTATAGTTATTGTATTAAAGAAGATAATTACTATTCTTTACCTAATCTAGGACAAATTTATGAACTAGCCATTGAACATGAATTAAATTTAAAGGACTCTGTAGTCTTAGGTAATACAGACCTAGATAAAGAACTTAGTAAAAATTTAAATGTAGAGTTTATAGAAGTAAATTATGCATAAAGATTATAAGAGTTTTGATATACTAAATAGTTACTCCGAATCTTTTTTAAGTAAATTAAAAGTAGATAATAGCTTAGAACCTATTACTATGCCTTTTACTAAGAAAGATGAAAGTGCTCATAGTGACGAAACTGTTTGGAACTTTACAGATTTAGTTTTTTATAACACTAAACTGTTTAGCCCTAGTGCTAATTATTTTAGAGATAACGGACTTTATACTCAACTACATCCTTTATACAATGCTGCTGAATATAAGAAGTTTTGGGATTTAGAAGAAAGTAGAAGAAAGAACGGATATATAGCTCCTTGTATTGTTTGGGAAAAAGAAGATGGGAGTGTAGTACTTCGTAATTTACATATTACGGGGGAACATTTTGGATATTTAAATTACGCTGAAATTAAAAGGGTAAAACCAGAATCTTTAGAAAAGATTAACCAAGCTGTAATTGAAGGAATTGAAATTGTTATAGAAGAAGCGGAAAAAGTTACAGACTTTCCTAGTTTCTTTGATAGCGATTTTTATTATTTTAAGGCATTAGAATTAGCTAGGAAAACTGCAAAACATATTGTAATAGGTAAAGCTAGGAGAAAAGGATTTAGTTATAAGAATGGTTGGATAACAGCAGATAGTGCTGATTTATATCCTAGAAGTGTTAATATGTTAGCTGCATATAGTAGTGATAGTTTGTATCCAGATGGAACTATGACTATGGCAGATAACTATTTACAAAGAATAAGTAAATATACAGATTGGAGTAAAAGAAGATTAATAGATAAAGACAAATTTATTAAACTAGGTTATAAACGCAATGATGGATTAGGTATAGAACGTGGTTTCCTAAGTGTTGTCAGTGCTGTAAGTTTTGGTCCAAACAAACCTGGAGCTGTAAGGGGTAAAGATGCTAGAATTATTCTATGGGAAGAAAGTGGTAAAAATAGATTACTAAGAGCTAGTTTAGATTCTGCTCTGCCTACTATGAAAGCTGGTATGTTTATGACAGGTCTTGGTATTGTATTTGGTACTGGTGGTGGTGATGAAGTTGAATGGGAAGGTTTTGAAGATTTATTCTATAATCCAGCAGCAGATGATTTCTTAGCCTTTTGTAATATTTGGGATGAAGATGTTCCAGATACAGACTGTGGATTTTTCGTACCATCTTTTATGGGTAAAGAAGGTTTCATAGATAGACATGGTAATAGTAATGTTGTAGGAGCTATAAACTACGAAGAACGTATTAGAGATAGAAAACGTAAAAGTAATGACCCTAATAAATTAAACGCTTATGTAATGGAAGAACCTTTCAGTCCTTCCGAAGCATTTAGTAGAAGTGGTTATAATATATTTGATACAGCACAAGTAGCTGAACAACTTAGAAGAGTTCAACGTGACCCTGATGTTAGAGCCATGACTCGTACAGGATATTTCGTTACTACTCCTAAAGGTATTCAATTTAAAGATAAACTATTCTTATCTGAAAAAGAATTAGAACAATATCATCCTCCTATTATAAATTATCCTATAAGAAAAAATGACGACCCTTTTGGTTGTATGGTTTTTTGGAGTCAACCTTATAGAGACCCTGCTACAGGAAAGATACCTGATAACTTATATAGGATATGGCATGACCCCTTTGCCTTACCTAAAAGTAAAGAACTAGTTGATAGTAGAACTTCTTTAGGTGTTTTTTACGTTTACGAAAGATATAACGCTTTTACTGCTGGTAAAGGAGGTAGAGTGATTGGTTCTTTTATAGGCAGACCTGAAACTACAGAAGCTTTTAATGCTATTTTATTCCAGTGCTCGGATTACTGTAATGCTAATATTCTTTTTGAGAATGATAGAGGAGATGTATATAATTATGCTAAGACACATGGTTATCTACATAGGCTTGTAGATGAACCTAATGTTTTCATTAAAAAAGAAACTACTACAAGTGTAGCTCCTAATAAAGGTATTAGTATGAACGACGAAGGTAAAAAGCGGGATGGTGTGGTATATCTACGGGATTGGCACATGGCTAAAAGAGGGGTCAATCAATATGGGCAACCCTTGTTTAATATCAATGCTTTCTACTGCGAAAGAGGTTTAAAAGAAATGTTGAAGTTTAATTTGAAAGGAAATTTTGATGCTATTTCTACTCTAATAATAGGTCAATTTGATATTAAAGGTTTATTTTATACTGAAATCGAAAAGCCTGTTGCGAATACAGAAAATAATAGTATCTTTGATAGAGATTGGTTTTAATTCAATTAATAAGGTTTAGCTATGGGTATGATACCTCAACAAAAATTATCACTAAAAGAGAAACTAAAGGTTGACGAAGTTAGTGGTAAGAACAATTTTGAAAATACCATAGATTACTATATTGATGAAAGTGAATATGAAAACGATGTACAAGAAGTATTAGACCTTTATGGTTACCTAGAAGATGAAATTAATGAAAAACATTATGAATATGTTTTAAATCCTTTTAATACTAAAGTAGCTAAATACAAACGCTTCGGAGTTAAACTTAGAAACTTTAATATCATTAGACCTGTAGTAGATTTATATGTAGGAGAGTATGGAGAACGTTTAAGAAACATAGAAGTCTTAGATGTTATTCCAGAAGATGAGAATAGATATAAAGAAGGTCTAGGAAAATTAATAGAAGAGTATCATAGCCAAAAACTTGTAAATGATTTAATAGCTGCTGGTGTAGATATAGGAGAAGAAAAAGTACAAGAAGAACTTAAAGCACAAGTTGCTACTTATAATAAAGACTTTGATTCCAATAGAGTTATTACAGGGAAAGAAGTTCTTGATTACATAAATTTTAATACAGATGCTGTAGATAAATATACGGAAGGTTATTTATCTTGGTTAGTTACTGGTAGAGTTTGTACTTATAAATCTATCAGTTGGAATGATGTTAAATTAGATATAGTTCCTGAATGGGAAGTAAGTATTCCTAGAAACTATAGAGGAACTTTTTATGAAGATGCTCCTAGAGCTATTCGTAGAAGAATAATGCAGCCTAATGAAATACTAGATTTATGGAGAGATAAATTAGATGAAGATACCATTACTTGGTTAGATGAACAAGCTAGTACTGGTATTATAAATTCTAATATAGGTTTTACTAGAATGACTACTCAATGGATTGAAAGTACTGATGATTATGCACGTCATAGCTTAATGAGAGAGTTTTCAGGTATTCCTGTTTATCATTGTCAATATAGAACTTTTGAAAAAGTGGGAGAACTTACTTTTATAGATAATATGACAGGGTCAACAGAAACTATGGAAGTAGATGAAACCTACAAGTTAAACGAACTCAACGGAGATATTAGTATTAGTTGGGGTTGGAAAACACAAGTCATTGAAGGTACTAGAATAGATGAACAAGCTTATGTTGATGTAAGACCTTTACCTTATGACAGAGCAGATTTAAATAATAGTTCTGAACAAAAGCTATCTTATAATGGTAGAATGTTAAAAACTGTTACAGGTAATATTGTAAGTTTAGTAAAAAGTGGGATTAACTCACAAATTCTTTACAACATAATGCATTACCAATATGAAAAGATTTCTAATAAGAATAAAGATAAGCTAACTGTTATACCTTTAGGTTTAATACCAAAAGGTAAAAATGGTTGGGATGAAGAAAAGTTCTTTTATACTGCTGATGCTAGTGGTCATTTAGTGTTTGATGAAACTGCTCCTACAGCTGCTTTGGCTTTACAAGGTATTAAAGTTTTAGATAGGTCTTTAGGAAACTATATGAGTGAATTATCCGAACAAATGATGGCTGTTAAAACAGAGTGGTGGGATAATATAGGGATGAATAGACAACGCTTTGGAGATATTAAAGCTAGTGATGGTAAAGGAATTTCAGAACAAGCTGTTTATAGAAGTGCTGTTATTAGTGCTGAACTAAATAGAAAGTACGAAAAATTTGAAGAAAAAGATTATCAAGGATTATTAGATTTAAGTAAACTAGCCTATATTGATGGAAAGAAAGCTAAGTATATTAATAGCGAAGGTCGTCAAGCTTTCTTAGAGATTAATCCTGATGATGCTATACATAGAACAGAAGCTAGTGCTACAGTATTTGTACAAAATAGTGCACAACATCAAAAAGATGTAGAACTGATGAAACAGTATGCTTTTAGTGTAGCACAAAATGGTGGTAAATCTACTATGTGGTTAGAAATGATAGGTTCAACAAACTTTTCAAAATCTAAAGAAGTAATTAAAAAAATAGAAGAGCAAGAAGCTATGTTAGCTCAACAACAAGAACAACAAGTTTTAGAAAGTAATCAAGCTATAGAAGAAGCTAAAAGAGCTAGTGAGCAAGCTGATAGAGATATAGACGTTTATAAAGCAGATAAAGATTACGATAAAGCTATAGACGTTAAAATGTTAGAACTAGAGGGAACTGGAGATACTGATAAAAATTCTGACGGAATATCTGATAAAGTAAATGATACAGAAAACGTTAGAATGAACAACCATAAAATAGCAGATGATAACTTTAACAATAATCTAGCATATAGAGATATGATTAGAAAAGAAAGAGAGACAAAAGCTAAGATTACACAAATGCAAAGTAAGCCTAAAACTGTAAATTAATAATAGATTAATAACTAATAATAATAAAATGCGAGATAACACACAAGTAAATAATGACATTAGCATAGATGATATGTTAAACCCTGACCTTTCCCCTGTAATTCCAAAAGCAGAGGAATTAATCCCTCCTACTGCACCTCCCGCACTTGCTGTACCTCCTGTAAATACAAATGATACAAATGATAAACCTGATGCTAAAACTTTATTAAGTTCTTTTTCAGGAGATGTAGAAAGCGAAGACAATAAAGCTTTAAGAGATGATTTACTTAAAGAATATAAAGGAGCTTCTTTCGATAATCAAGGTAATATTTTAGATGCCTCTGGTAATATAGTTAAAGGGGTAGATGCTCTTTTGTTAGATATGGCTGACGAAGATGAAGCTACTTTAGATGCAGAAGGTAATGAAATAGATGATGAGGGTAAAATAATTAAAACTAAAGAAGAATTAGCTAAAGATGCTAAAGCTAAAACTCCTATTGTAAATGAAATATTACAAGATTTAGAATATGATTTTTTAGATGAAGCAGGGTTACCTAAAACATATACAGACGATAAAGAGGGTGTAAAAGCTTTAGCAGTAGATTACGCTACAGCTATGTTTAATGAAACTAGAGATAAATTTATTGAAAATAATAAAGAAGCTATTGAAATAGCTAAACACATGGCTTTGGGTAATACTATTGATACTTACAATAGTTCAGTAGATTACAGTAAAATTAAAGTAGAAGATTTAAGCAACGACCAATTAAATAAATACATACGTCAAAGTTATAAACTATCTAATTTTAGTGATGAACGTATTGACAGTATGTTAGAATTATTTAAAGATAGTAATCGTTTAAAAGAAGAAGGTAAACATGCTTTACTAGCTTTAACAAAAAATGATGCAGATACTAAAACTAATAGAGAAGCAGCATACCAACAACAATTGATTGAAGACAATAATAAGCAAGAACAATATTGGGGAGGAATTAAAAATACCATAGCTAAAGGAGATATAGGTATTGCAAACATTCCCAAAAAAGACCAAGAAGGATTTTATAACTATATGGCTATGGCTGTTGACAAAAATGGAAACAGTAAAGAAATGACAGATAGAAATAATGAAACTTTGGAACAAAAAGTCGCTTTGGCTTATTTTAGATATAAAGGATTTGACCTGAATCAATTAGTAACTAATAAAGCGCAAACCATGAAAAGTATTAGTTTGAAACAACGTATGCAAGACGCAGCAAAAATAAATTACAGTAGTTCTTCTCCTAATAAGAAGGCTAGTGGTAAAACTGCAACAAGTGATGATGTTTCTATTGATGATATGCTTTCATAAAAAACAATTATTAATAATATTAATTTTAAAACAAAGATGGAAAGAACTCTTTCAAATCAAGACCCAGGTCGAATCCTAATACATGAAACATTTAATTCTGATGGATTTACTACAAACAATAGTTTAGCAAAAATGCGACTATCAAATCCTGACAAACTTACACCTGCTATTACTCACTTGATGGGTAGAGAAGATGCAAAGTTTCCTTTAACCTTTTTAACAGAAGGTCAAAGAAAAGGTATGCGTACAGAAGAAATTCAAGACGTAGAATACACATGGGATGTAATGGGTAGAATGAAAATTTCAGATACTCTTATGTCAACTGAATATGCGGAAGCTGATGAGGTTGGTAAAGGTGGTGCAATTTTTTACGCTACTTTCAAAAGTAACTGGTTAAAGCAACAACACATTATTATTGCTCCAGATGGTACTAAAGTTCACATTAAAGGTAAACCTACTCCTGTAGGTGGTAAACAATATAAATATGCTTTACAGCTAATTTATAGCAATCCTAATTCATTTGTACCAGCTAACATGCTTAGAAGTGGTGTTAGATGGAGTATGACAGGCGGTGCTCCTGTAGCTGAAAGTTACTCTAGTGGTAATGAAAGCAACAAACAAGCTCCAGGAAAGATTAAGAATCAAATTTCTTTTTTAAGAAAGTCTTATGAAATAGGAGGTAATGTTGCTAATAAAACTGTAGAGTTTCAATTTAGAACATCTAAAGGAGTAACTAATGCTTGGCTACCTTTTGAAGAGTACCAACATGAGTTAGAGTATAAAGCCGCTTGTGAAGAACACTTATGGTGGAGTTCTTACAATAGAGATTTGCAAGGTAATATTACCACTATAGATATGGAAACAGGTTTTCCTATTCCTATGGGAGCAGGTCTAGATGACCAAATTCCTCATAAAGATACTTACGGAGAACTAACAGTTAAGAAACTAAGTAGAACTGTAGGTGATGTAATGTACGGTCGTACAGATTCTGGTAAAATGGAAGTTGTATTATTTACAGGATATGATGGTGCAGATTTTTTTGACCAAGCTATTAAGCGTGAAGCTAATGGAGCAGGTGGATGGAACCTTTTACAAGGAGATGCTGCTACTAAATTTGTACAAGGACAACCAGGAAGTCATAGTCTTTCTTTTGGAGCTTACTTTAATAAGTATGTTCACGTTGACGGTCATGTTATTACTGTTAAACTTTTAGCTTTGCTTGACCAAGGTGGTCGTGCAGATAATGCTGAAAGACATCCTATTACAGGTAGACCTATAACTTCTTCTGAAATGTACTTTGTAGATATGAGTACTTACGATGGAGAACGTAACGTTAGAATGGTTACTCAAAAAGGGCGTTCTATGATTAGAGGTATTCATCAAGGTATGGCTTTAATTAAAGGTACAAACTACGGAGATTATAGTGGTAATGCTATGAACATTAATCTAGCAACTGACCAAGATAAAACTTCTATTCACTTTATGAAGTCTTTAGGTGTAAACTTATCAAGAAACACTCATTGTTTCAAGTTAAGTTGTAACTTATCTTAATCATATTAATATAAATAATTTATAATGTATAAAGGGTAGGTTAATATCTACCCTTTTTTTAAACAATAAAAAATAATATAATGGCAAATTTTAAAAGTACTTTAGAAATATATATTAGAGTTAAATCTACTTCTGTTTTACCAGGACAAGATACAACTACAGACAGACTTAAAATAGGAGCTTCTTTAAGAAATGGAAGTCCTCTTAGTGGTTTATCTTTTGAAGAAGAAGTTAAATATTTACCTTCTATAATAAACGTATCTCCTAAAGATGTAGAGTTTAGAAGGATAGTAAGAGAATATTGGAATGATATATCTGTTATTATAGACCCTGATGGATTAAATCCAGACCCTAAAAAACAAGGTAAAGAATTAAAGTTTACAGTACTTTTTACAGAAGCAGAATTAAAAGCTGAATTTGATAAAGCTAAAACTTTTGAAGAAAAAGCTGTAGTACTAGCAAGAATAGAAGCAGAAACTCCTGAAAAAGTTAATATTTCAGAAGGTGTTGGAGATTTTATTTTATTCAAATATTGTTTAGTTTATAATAAAGTAGCTAACTCTTATAAAGATGCTTACAAATCTGCAAGTATTACTTTTTATCTATATAGTAGAGAGATTGAAGTTAAAGCTTCTCATACTTTATTACAATTAGAGATGCAAGCTAATGCTAAATTTATTAATATATTTAAAGATATTTCTAAAATTAATACACTTCTTAGAATGTTCAAACAAACTCCAGAAGAATTTGATACATTAGAAGATAAACACATAGCTTTAAGTGGATTTGTAAAAGCTAGACCTAAAGATTTTTTAGCGTATGTTAATGATGCTGATTTAGATATCAAAGCTATCATTTTAACTGCTGCTAATAAAGGAATTATATATAACCCAGATAACACAGAATCTTATTATTTCGGGGCAAACAAAGAAGTGACGCTTGGAACTTCTTTAATAGATGCAGTTTTATATTTAAAACAAGACACCCCTAAAAATAAAGAAATAAGAATTGCTATTGAAGCTAAAATAAAAGAATCATAAACAATGACAACACAAGAACTTCATATTGGAATAGATTTAGAACTGCAAAGTGTTAATAGACAGAATAAAAAAGGTTTATTACCACAGGAAAAGGATTGGTTTTTGAATAGGGAAGTCCTTAATTATATTAATAATTTAAGTGATAATTCTTCTAAAAAACCTAATTTTCAAAATACTATTAAAAATCTAGAAGATATTGAAGAACTAGTTGTTGTTTCATCTATAAAAGAAGTTAAAGGGGGTAAAGTTATTTTACCCTCTAATTCTTTTAGATTAATTAGTGCCACTGCTTATTGTTCTGATGATTGTAATGTTCCTGTAATACTAAGTAACAAAACTAAACACATCACAAGATTTAATGTAACAATAAATCAAAACAATTTAAATACTTTCCAAATTAACATTAATAGTAATACAGGAGTACAAACAGTATTTACTCTTAATGATTTACCTTTAAATTACATTAATGCATCTGAATTTAATAGACAACAGTTTCTATTAAATAAAGCTTTGCAAATAAAATTAAAGAAAAAGTTTAATGAAATATTAAACGATGATGTAGAGTTATATTTTAATAAATATGAACAGAGTTTTAATGACAATAGTTTTATACTAGTTAGTAATAAACTAGTAAATAACATAATAGTAACTCAAAATACTACAAGTGTAACATATGTTACTACTAAAAAATTTGAAACAGAATACAATATAAATTCTTTACATAAAGTTCCTGTTAGAATAGTTAAAAATGAATTTAATAATTTAATAGAAAAATCTCATTTGTCAGGGTCGTCTTTGAACTCTGTATCAGCGATTTACATCGACAATCACTTGCAATTCAATGAGAGTACGAGTGTGGTAGTAAAAGCCTTCAAATGTATCTATGTTAGGAATCCTACCTTAATTGATTTACTTTTGAATAGTAATAGTGAACTAAATACAGACACATTAAATAAAGTAGTATCTAATACTGTACAATTTTTAAAAGCTGTAGTAACAGATGCTAATTACCAAACTTTCGCAAGAGAAAATATATTAATAGAATAATTTTTTAAACATGAACAAAATACTAGTAACTAAAGATGTAGCTTACAGAGCTAAAAAAGGAGGAGGTACTATTGCTTCCATTAAAGAAATTAATGAACTTGCAGCAGGAGCTATTGCTTTTTTCAGACCAGACGGAAGCATCATATTAGTACCAGCTGACCAAACTGCACCTGTTGTAGCTGCTGCTGCTGCTTTGCTTAGAGACGTTAAAACTGTTTCTATTGCTACAGGTAGAGAAGTAGGAGCTAACTTAGTTTCTATGATACCACGTAGAGGAGTTAATGAAGTTAATAGACAAAATTATAAAGCAGCTGTTAAACCTATAATTAGAGTAGGCGGTACAACTCCTGCTTTAGCTTTGCCTTTTGCTGCATCTGGAGATGCTTCTATTAGAGTTTATGACTCTAGTTATACAACCCGATTTAATACTGCATTTGCTAATGCTAGTGAATACAAAAGAGTAGGAGAAACTAACGAAGCTTTGTTAGATAGATTAATTGCTCAATTAAATGCTAATACTTCTTTAGGAGTAACAGTAGCTAAATTAGGAGCAGGAACAGCTAACTTAGGTTTTACAGTTACACCTAAAGAAGATAACATTACTATTGAAGTAGCTGTAGGAGGTATGTTTGAATATGCTTCTATAGTACAAACTACACAAGGTAATTACAGTATAAATAGTGGAGCAGATATTTTACAGATAGAGAAAGATTTTTCTTCTGATGAAGGAAATGGAAACTACCAAGAATTTACTAATGAATGGTACAGCCGTAATATGGAAGCAAATGTTTCTGCTAATTATGATGTAGTAAACATTATGTGGGAAGGTATGCATGATACTCCTACTTCTTCTCATGTAGTTATGCACAATAGAGTTGCATTAGCTTTTATTACATCTGCTGCTACTTTTGGAGCAAACGCTGTTAATAACATCTTATCTTTAATCTTTACAAATGTAACAACTGCAAATAGTGGAGTAGAAGGAGCAACAGATGATGGAACAGATGAAGATGGAATTACTGGTAATTAATAAGGATTTTTTGAGTGTGTTAATAGTTAGTTAGTTAATTAAATCAATTAATACCCTCTCTTAATTGTTGAGGGTATTTTTTTACAAGACATTATGGCAATAGCATATAATATTATTAATAAAAAAGATAACGTTTACATAGTAGTTTTTGAGGAAGCTATCTATGAGCTATTTTACACTTCAAACAAACTTACTAAAGTTGAAACTAAGATATTAATACCAGATATAGAATATTTAGTAAATATTGATATAGATGGGCAATATAGAATAGTTTTAAAAGAAGAATTTGAAGCGGATACTATTCATAATTTTTATAGTATTCGTAACTTAGAAAATTCAATTATTAACGATGTTTATTCTTTAGTATGTTTAAAGCAATCTAATTTAAATTGTGATAACTGTATTACAGAAGAAGGAGTTAAAGCTATTGAACATAGAACTATTTTAGATAAGCTGTTAGTTTATCATAGTCAATATAATTTAAAGTACTCTGTAGCTTTTACCAGTACTTTTTATAAGTACTTAGAAAATGTACATACTAATTATACATGCTCTTTTCAAAATAAGATTAATAAAATAATAGCTACTGAATGTTCTAATAGCTTTTTTAGAAATAGTTCTAGCATTTTAGAAACTTATTTAGGAATATATTGGTCAGCTATGTATTTTACTGCTAAAAGATTAGCTGGTAATAATGAAGAACAATTAAAATTTGTAGATATTAAATATAAGTTTAATCATATTTCAGAATGTTTTTGTGACTTAAACTTAAAACCTTTAAATGAATTAGAAGTTCAATATTTAGAAGGTATTACAGCAGCTAATACCGCACCTTCTGTAGATGATTTTATTGTAAGAGTTGAAGCAGCAAGTACAATAGTAAATGATTTGTGGACTTACATATTTACAAGTTTTGAATTTATAAACAATTTTACAGATAGTGAAGGAGATGGTGTTGGTAATGTTATAATTACATCTTTACCTGTAAAAGGAGTTTTTACTTTAGCTGGTGGACAACTTATACAAGCAGGAGATATTTTTACTAGACCTCAACTTGTAGCTGCTAGATATGTTGTTACTATAGATAACGCTTCTGCCAATTTCGATAACTTTAACTTTAGAGTTAGTGATAATAATGTTAACCCTTTATATAGTGATATGTCAACAATAAGAATTAATACTGCTGCTTATCAAAATCAACCTATAAGTCAAGCTGGAGATTTAGTATTAGATTTAGGAAACAGACAAGATTATGTATTTACAATAGCTAATCTTACTTCTGATTTAACTCCTCCTTATTTAGACCCTGATGGAGATAGTTTAGATGCTATTAGAATAAATACTTTACCTGCATCTGGTACTTTATTAGTAGCTGGTATTCCTGCAACTGTAGGGCAAATAATACCTGCATTAACAATTCAAAATGGTTTGTTTATATTTGATGCTCCAGATACAGCTAATGCTCAAAACAATCAATTCTCTATATCACTTAGAGATAGTGGCTCAATGTTATGGTTTCCTGTATAATTAAACATATTAAAAGATTTATAATGAGTATTATATCTATAAATAATGAAAAAGAACCTGAACTCTTTAATATTGAATTAAGAGTTGACCCTTCTTTTCCTAGTTCAAGTTATAACTATAGTAACTTCTTTTTTAATGCTTATGTATATTGGAATTTAGCGGTAGCCGTATCTTCTCAAAGATTAGCAGAAATAGT